GCCTTCTTTTAGATTCCAGAAAGCGTAAATTGAATTGTCGCCACCGGATTGTTTGTTGTTGTCTGAACCACGTTGTTCAGAAGCCTTAAGTTTTGCTCTAATTTCAGCCAAAGTTGCCATAATAATTCTCCTATAATATGCCTTTGTGTTTTGCTTAATTGCCTAATATTTGAATATGTACTACATAAACAAAAAGTGCATACATGTTAGTGTACGCACTTTTATTTAGTCTTTCAAGTTTTTTGCTACTTAAAAGCGAACTTTTTCGCTCATTTATTAACGAGAAAGTTGTATAATTCTAGCTAGTGAATCTTCGTTTTTGTAAGTAACACTTTCACTTGTTGCCGCTGCTGGAGCCGCTGGTGCTGCACCTGCATTTGGATTACGTGGCTGTGCTGCTGCACCAGGTGTAGTAGAACCATCATTTGCTGACAACAAATCTTGTGATGCTGCGATCTCAGCTGGTGTACGCATTTCTTGACCTGCCATACCTGCTGCTGCGAAGTTTTGTTGTGTTTGAGTTTGTGGAGTTGCTGCTGCTTGACCACCAAACTGTGCTTGAGCTGCCTTTGTTGCTGGACCCATGATACCGTCAGCTTTGATCTTAGCACCCTTTGCAATCAAATCTTGTTGGATTTTCAATACTGCTGGATCAGGTTTAGCTGTAGTTGTACCTGTCTTAGCTGCTGCTTGTCCACCAACCAATTTAGCTGGATCAGTTGCAGCCCAACCTTGTTGTGCGCCTTGTGAAATACCTTGTGCAAAGTTTGAAACACCTTGCTTGGCTTGATCCCACCATTTACCAGCTTGGTTAGCAACTGCTTGACCAGCTTCAATACCAGCTCTAACTGGTGCTGCAACAACACCTGCGGCAGTACCTGCTGCATTACCAACTGCTTGTCCAGCGGTTGCTGCTGTTTCGTTTTGTTGTTCACTTTCAACAATTGCGATGTAATCACGCAATCTAGCCGCACTAGAACGTAGTTGGCTCTCTGAAATTGTTTGCTTTGACATATTATCTTCCTTTTGATAGTTGAATTATTCTTGCAAGAGCATTGCCTTGCGAGTTATCTGCAGAGCCCATCTGAGCCATACCCACATTCGGTGTGTTTCCATCAAAGTCAACTTCGATTGTTGGTACACCAGCCAATTTCATAATACCCTCGTGCTCACTAGTACTTGGGTCTAATTCTTCAATCTTACGTAGAACTGCTTTAACATCTTCCTCAGTAGCATTTGGGAACTCACCATCCTTGAATGCTTTGACTACTTTTTGTTTTGCTCTAGTTCCACCAATTGTGAAATTCTTTGCTTCTTTATTCCAGAATCCAGAAATCGTTTTCAAAATCTGATCCATACCGCTTTCGCTATTCTCTTCTTCCTCTTCCTCTGGCATGTCAAATCCACATTCCATTGGAGTTAGTCCACACTCTTCAATAGCATCTTGTAATGTCATTGTTCTGTGACCAAAATCTAATTTTGTACTTAATTGTGCGCCACACTCTTTGGCTAAGATCAATCGTGCCTTAATTCTAGAGAATGGGCTCATTTCACCTTCAGCAATTGGTGATGGAGGAGGTTCAATAGCAGGTGGAGGCATTTCGCCAGCTTCTGGTGCTGGAGGAACTGGGCCACCTGGTGCTGGAGGCATTGCGCCAGCTTCTGGAGGAACTGCGGCTGCATCAGGTGTAGGTGCAGGTGGAGGTGGAGCAACTGGTTCTGGTGCTGGAGGCGGAGCAGCTGGTTCTTCACCACCTGTTTCGCCTTCACCAAATGTCAATTGCATTGCAACTGCTGGATCTCTTTCCTGAACATACTTCTGGATTAATACACGGATATCTAAATCTGGATCAACTTGATCTAATGACTGGATAAACTCTGGGTCATCAATAATGCCTTTTAGGCTTAACTTAGCATTGATTTCGTTATTTCCACCCTTAAGGTCAGACGCCAATAACTTGTTTAACTTGTTAATAGCAGTTTGCTGAACTTCTTTGTTCAAGCTGAACAATGTATCAGTACCGTTTTGTGATTCTTCGCTCTCAACGATGCTGTTGATGAAGTCTTCAAATTGATCTTCAGCCATTGAGTTTTTCTTACTCATTTTATAAATGGCAGTATGTACACCCTTCAATCTCTTGTGTGCTTTTTTCTCACCTGGGTGATTGTAATCAATGTCATCATTTCTACCAATCTGTACACCTGTATCCAAGCCTGCCTTGTGCATGTGTCCAGCTGCATCGTATGCGCCTTTCTGTGCATAACTTGATAGTGTATCTTTGCTCAATTCATCAAGCTGGTCATCTGTTTTGTACTTACGGAAGTTTTCACTTCCTTTCTTGTGTGCCAATCCCTGCGTACGATAAGCAGCTTTGGTTACACCAGATTCACGGCCTTTGTTTACAGTGCGTTCACCGTCACGGTCGTCATCACCCTTATGCGTTGCTTTGCTAACGTAAGAGTTTAGTGTATCTTTGCTCAACTCAGACAACATGTCCTCTGGACCCAATTCTTTAACTGGGATTTCTGATTCATCAACTAACTTGAAGATATATGGGAACGCTGTCTTTAAATCTTCGTTAAATGTGCGGACTGTTAAACGGTCAATCCAGTCATCCATAATAGATTCTGGAATTTCTTGTGATACTGGTTCTTCAAAAGACTCAGCAAATGACTCATAGTAAGACTTGCGTTGTAGCTTTTGAACTTGATCTTTAATTTGGTCAATACGTTCCATGACCTTGCCATGGATATCACCCATTGCTTCTGCAAGGGCTTCATTACGTCCAACGTAACCTTTAAACTTACGTAGCTGTGCCATTTCCTCTGACAACCCAGTAATATGCTTACCAATTGGGTCATATGGATTACCGCCATGCTTTAAGTGTTCTGCTAAAGCGCGAGCACCATTTAAGTGCTTGTATGGGTATTTGAAACGCTCACCATCTGCGTTTTCAATATAGATGCTTTCAATGTGTAATGTGCGGCCAGCAGCTAACTCTGTATTAACTGGTTGTGAGTGCTTGACAATTAAGCGAGCTTCACCCAAGTCTTGGTAGCTAATCTTTGCTGTGCCATAAAATTTACTTTCCATCACTGGTGCTACTGGTGGCATGATTGTTTCTTCCTTGCGCTTTGCTTGGAACTCATAGTCACGTTTATCTAAGTTACTTTTTTCCAAGTTGATGATTTTAAAATCTAATGTTCTTTTGTTGGCGAATCTACCCATACTACGGATAAACTTAAAAACGCCAGGGACATCACTATCAACTAAATCGCCACCCACTTGTACAACGATGCCATCATCGTCATCCAAGGTAACTGTGATTGTTCCAAGAACTCTCCCAGCTTCTTTATATGGGAATTCAAAGAAACGTGCTTTCGGAATGTCCTCTTTCTTAGATAGAACTTCACCGGATTCGTCACCGATCTTCACATCTGGAAAGCGTGTTTCTAGCTTTCCATACACTTCTAATGCGATATTGTCTAAATTAATGTCCATGTTATATTTATCAAATGCCAGAAGATATGAATATAGGTAAGGGTGGTTCCCAATTCTCATCTTCGCCCCAGTCTGTACCCACTTTTAAGTATTCAAATACTGACGGGTCCCATTCTGCTAAAATCACGCTCATACGTACGATTAAAAGCAAACTAGACACTAAGTCGTCATGTAAACCCACTTTGGCTTTATAAGTTGTACCCGCGGCAATGAAGCCCTTTAGTTCACTCAATAATGGGCGACTATGAATCTTCATCTTGTCTTCTTCAATCATGTACTTCATTTTAGCACATGCTGAAATCTTATTACCAAAGGTGGTGTTGAAACCCTTGCGGAACTTCTTAACGTGTCCCTTGCGAAGTGGCTCACTTAGGAACAATCCAGGGAATGTTTCTTCACCCAAGTTCTCAATAACTACTAGGGCACTCTCACCAACTGTGTTGTTTTCGACTGACCAATAAATTTGGTTGTAGTTTTCTTCACCAATTTCTTCTTGTATGTATTTTAGAATATCTCTGAGAATTTTAACCTGTTGTTGGACTGGAGTAACGTTATGATGCCATTCTGCAACTTGTTCAAACGATGGAAGCTCAAATACTTGAATAGCACCATAGTCACCACCAGTACCCAAACTAGGATCAAGCGATGCTATGTATGTTAACCCAGCAACTGGTTTCTTATACCAACGCACTTCGCCCATCTTAAATGCTGGTTCTTTACCAACAAGCTCTGCTAACTTAATACTATGGATGAGCGTTTCGTCATATACCAAGAATTCACAATTGTATTCTCGGCGGAACTTCTCTTCCCCAATACGTCCCATTTCAACTTCTTTCCACTTATCATCGCGGTCAGGGTGTTCCCACCAATCTGCTTTGTATCCGTGGAATCCGTTACGCCCAGTGCCATCAGTCTTCTCATTACCAAATGAGTCAAATTTGTCTTGAGCTTCTTTCCAAATAGTAGCAAATGTGTCTTCGTCACTGTTTGGTGTTGATGTAATAATTGCTCGTCCACCAGTTGCTAGTGTTGGTGATATTGACGTCCAAAATTCTTCAGCAATATTAGGTTGCACAAATGCGAACTCATCGCAGTATAGAAGTGATATGGACATACCACGACCAGTGTTGCCAGTAGTTGTAGCAGAAACGATACGAGATCCGTTATCAAATTCAATACTCCCTTTGTTATAGCTTACGACACCTGCTCGTAAGAAGTCAGGACATAATTCATAAGCGTAACGAATACGCTGCATAATTTCCTGAGAACCTGTATACTTGTGGGCAGCAACTAGAATAGTTTGGTCTGGATGGAACATCGCAAACCACAACAAATAACCTGCTGCACAAGTTGTTTTGCCACTTTGACGTGGCATCATGTTAATGTTAAAACGATAATCGTGATAACTTGCTAATAACCTTTCTTGATACTCAAAAGGTTCAAACAACACCTTCCCTTTAACAGGGTGTTGAATAAAGAAGAAGTTCTTGACAAAATGCTCGTAACCACGAGCTGGGTCCGAACAAGCAACCATGTGCTGGATCTTTTCCTCAGTCCATTCTTCTTTGATATGCGCCTTTTTCGTTAAGACGCCGTCTAATGATTTTGCCATACTATTATTTAAGATGAAAAACCGGGCAACGCCCGGTTTTCGGTGATTTTTACACCATTTTACTTACGCATTTTGCGTATCATTGCATTTGCTTCTTTTAATGACATTTTGTCAACAGCTTTTTCGATGCCATGTTGACGCTTCCATGCCTTCTTATCATTGTCAAGACCCTTGCGCTTTTGACCAAAATCAGCCCCAGCAACAAATGCCTTGTCATTCATGTCAGCAGCCGCTTTTTTAGTATATGAAGCTAATGTACCTTTGCTCAATTCATCCAATTGGCGTGACTTTACATCAGCATACAATGCAGCCAAAGCTTCTTGCATTGGGTTCTCACCACCGTTTACTTTACGTGGATGAGCTTGACCCTTGCTGAACATATCGTTACCTGTTTGTGTAACTGCTGCAACTGGCATAACTTCTGGACCAGCATCGCCTTGTGCTGCATTACCAAACTCTTCACCAACTGACTCGTCACCCATTAATGGAACTTCGTCACCATGAACTGCGGCACCCTTACCCTGTAAGTGATTAACAAGTGCGATCAAGTCTTTCATTGATAACTGGACGTTACCTTCGCCACCGCATTCTTCAATTGATTCATCAGCAGCACCTGCACCGCCTTGAACTTCACTATTTTGTGGTGCAACGTCGGATACTGGTTCAGTTGCTTCTTCCTCAATACTTTCATCAGTGCGGCCAGAATTCTTAGCCAAGTTGTCTTTGTGACTAATCTTGCCCTCTTTTTCTTCAGCATCCAAATCTTTCTTAGTAACTTTCCAGTCACCACCTTGTGCTTTGCGTTGTACTGCTGGGATGTCGCTCTTCTTAGCACTCTCTTCAAGAGCTGCTAACTTTGCTAATAAATCGTGTAAATTACTCATATTATCTTCCTTTCATTGGATCAGGAAGTTTAATCTTTTTAGAACCAATTGCGCTGGTTGCTCCTGATTTTTCTGCAGCCATATCTGCTTGCTTCTCAACTGGCGCTTTCTTGGCTAGCAATTCATCATTAAATCCTGTGACTGCTTCGCCAGTATGCTTTTCTTTGCCTAACTCTTTTAAGAAGTTCATCATATGCTTCTCACCAACCAATCCTTGGTCGTTAGATTTTTCATACTCAGTACCTAACAATGCCTTGCCAGATTTTACATCGTTGGCATGGTTGATATTGTATTCTTCTTGTTCAGCAAGTGTGCGTACGATTAGGTTAGAAGGTGCAAGTTTTGAGCACTCTGATACTAAACTTTGTACTTGTAAAGATGTCACTGGATAGCTAGTTGTAACGTCAAATACAGTTATTTCAACGTGCTTTAGTGATGGGAATTCTTCTTGAGTTTCTTGAATTGGCGTACTCTTGCCTGCTGAGCAGCTTTCCACTTTATATGGAGAAAGTGCGTTCTTGATGTGTCCAACCATGTCCTTAGGGCATTGGCCAGCAACTTTAATCTTGAACTCGTATACTTTCTTGCTCTCAGTTAAGTATTCTTTAAATGATTTCATAATATGATCCTGATACTATATTTATTTCATATTCCTGATTTTTTCCAACAAGCTATTGCGATCTGCAACAATAACCCCTTCACCAGCAATATTGATACCACGATCTTCGCCACCCGCAGCATCTTGATCCAACTTTTGCTTTTTAAGCTGAAGTTCAATCATTTTTAACTTTTTATCTAGCTTTGCAGTTTTGGCATTAATTGCATTGCCCAGCATACTTGCAGCAACTTCGAACAAACGGCCACTGTATCTAGCCTCTACGTTCATACCCAAGTCCATGATGTCATCATATGCGTCCGTTGCTTTTTTAGCAAGATCGTCTAGCTCTTGGTCGCCCAAATCACCAAGCCCTTTTACTGCTGGTAACGCTGCTGCAATCTTGTCAAACTCACTAATATCTCTAAGCAAAGGCTCAGGGACAGGAGGACGCTCTTGCTTCTTCTCTTCCTGCTTAACAATCTTCTTGCTTTCAGGTAAATTGAGGATTTCTTCAAGTTTTTTAGTCATAGTATTACTTATCCTTACGTCTGACTAAAGATGTCGTTTTCGTTGAGGATTCTAAACTTGATGCCCTGTTGTCTACACCATAATGTAGCTGCCGCCCACTTTGCTTGATTCTTTACAAACTGGGCTTGATTATATTTGTTCTTGCCTACGCGCTCTAGCAATGTTTGGCTAGCTGGCTTAATCTCAACTAGCTCAACGTGCATTTTGCCAAACTTGTCAGCATATTGAATAAAGAAGTCTGGAACGTATACTGTGCTGCGGTTTGTTAATGGGTCACGATACGGAATTTGGATGGCTTCACTAGCCCACTTTTGGACACTAGCATTAGTATCGCAGAAGTTCATAAAGCTCCATTCCCAACTGGATCTGTACAAAGGCTGTTTAGTACCCACATACTTCTGTGGGTTCTTCATAGTGAACTTGCCCTTTGCGAACTTGCCAGCCATATTAAACTAGGATGTTACGTGCTTCGAAAGTGTTAGTTACAATCTCAACTCTGTAGCCCAACAAGCTAGTATTTTCTCTGCTTGCGTTGAGCACTTGCACGACTACTTGGCTTAACTGAACATCAGTTAGCCCTTTAAGTTTGTCCAGTAATGAAAAAACTGGAACATTGTCTTGACGAGCCTGATTTAAAAGTACAATGGCTGTGCTACTTGCACTGTTTGTATCAAAACCTCGCTTGACAAAGAATCCCACTGTTGCATCAATTTCGGCAGCAGGGAACGTAACTTGATCTTGAAACAAGTTATCGAAAAAACTTTTAACGTTGTACGTATTTGATGCTGGTAAATTAGTTGCCATATATTATTTTGGAAATGCAAACCCTTGTAATCCACTCAATACTGTATTTGCAGCATTTGCTTTATTAGCAATAGCTGTGCCTAATGACTGAGTATTCTGAGCAGTATTTATTTGAGTAAGTACTGTATTAAGAATTGATTCAGCATTATTAGCAATACCAGTACTGCTGTTAAAACTTGGGCCATTTGTAGCAAGCTGACCAGATAACGGACTTGGTGTTGTGTCATAATGTGATGACCCAAAACCCTCTGGGAAATCAGTGTCAACATTACCAATTGAATATCCAACACCTTCATAATGGATCTTCATGTCAAAATCGTGAACTTGGTTCTGTGAGTAATCGAGCTTATTGTGATTCCAAGAATTAATTAAAGGATTCTTTAACTCGTAACAAACATATTCGTGTCTTGCCATTTGATATATCTTAATATAAGAAAAGAATGGCGCAGTGCTGGAGTTATCCAAACCATACGGAGTGGTAATAAAATCACTACTGCGTGTTGCAGTGCGCTCGTATGCACCTGGAACATTTGCAGCCATCGAGTCTGCATAGTAGTAACTATAATAATTTTGCCAAAGTTGGTTAATTAAACCCATGTTATCATCATGGAATTTAATACCAGCTTCTTGATATTTTACTTGAAACTGTACAACCTTTTTGCGGTTGTACTGGTTTAATGTTTCGGTTTGAATCGAAAAGTTAGGCAAATCAACACTCTTAACTAACATGTTGATCTCGGTACCATATCGTTGTACCAAATCAATAGTTTTAAGCGCAGCAACGTTTATTCCGAACGCAACGTGGAATAGGAATTTTTGTTTAGGTGCGAGTCTAAACTGATCAACCGTGAACAACTTAGATGCGTGTTGTGCGTCACGCAACGTGATATTTGGGTCAGATAATAGACTTGATGTGGGTGTGAATGCCATAATATTATTTATTTAAATAATAATGTGCATACATTATCGGAAGTCAATAAAAAGCCCACCTAAGTGGGCTAGTTATTAAGAACCTAATGTACTGTTGCCAGAACCATTGTTTCCAGCACGTTTTACAGTTTGTGATCCAATTGTACCACCTGATGTTTGAACAGCGTTATCAAAACGGATGCTCATATCGATCATTGCAGGACCTTGTTCACTGTACTTCAAATCTTGCCAGTTTGTTGATTCTAAGTAACAACCATAACATTCCCATGTTTCTAGTACTTGAACGTTTTGGCTAGCGTTACCACCATCCAAGATTTCAATACGTAGAGTGAACTTATAGTCACCAGCAGATGCTGCTGAACTTTGTTCAAAGAAGTCAAATTGTTTCTGGTTTTGTTCACCAACTAGTTTAGAAACTTGGCCAGTAACATCATCACGTAGCTTAACGCTAATTGGTTCCCATGCTGGCTTACCAGCATAGTTGATCTTACTGTTATAAATTTCAATAACTTGGTTAGTGTACTTAACTTGTGGACGAGCCGCTTCTGCTACTTGTTTTGTTAATTCAACAGTGCCTGAAGATACACCAAAGTTTTCGAAACTTAGTCTAAAGCGATACTTTAGTTTGGGCATCAACATACCCTGTGAGCTTGAACTCTGGTCCGAAGCTAGGGGTACTGTAAAATTACTTAATGCTGCGATTGCCATTTATATTCTCCTAATTATGCGCCAAGACCTTTAATTGCCCCAGTGTTTTCCAAGCGTAATGGAATGTAAATAAATTCCACTGCCTTAACTGGTTCAATAGCGATATCAACGTGCAATTCGTTTCTATCAATTCTTGCTGGTGTGTTATTTGAAGTATCGCACACTACTAAGTAGTCATACAACGCACGTTGACCAGTCAATTCAAGCATTAGTTTTTCAACTTGCTGTTTGATTTCGTTACGTGTAATAGTATCGTTTGGTTCAAATATGTAAGGTTTAGCGATTGCATTCAATTGGTAACGTAAGTAAATTACCAAACGTGCAACGTTAATACGATCCATTGCACTAGCAACTAGTTGACGTGTCTTCTGACCGTAAGCAACTAAACCAATGCCACCAATGTATGTAATTGGGTTAACGTTAATTGCTGCTAATGTATCACGCTGTCCGTTGTTCAATGCAACTGTGTTAAACTCGCCAGTTAATGGGTCAACATAACCAACACTGCTTACGTTTGTTACACCACCACGGCGTGTACCTGCTGGTGCAAACCATGGATAAGAAACATTGTCGCTCAATGCGATTGTACGTAACATGATGTGGCTTGGTGGAACAACGATGTTGTTACCATTCAAGTCAGTTGTATAACCCCATGGGTAGTAAACTGCGCTCAAGTTGTCTGTTGAAACTAAACCATCTTCACCGTCACCAGTTGCACCGTTTACGTTATTACCCCAGTTGCTCAATGATGTAGCATCTGGTGTCAAACGAGCTGGAGCGTCAGCAACAATAAATGATAACAAACCACGGTCTGCATTCAATGCATTTAGTGCAGGTAATGTTTCTAAGTAACCTGGGCAAGAAATTAAGTTGAATACACGGCTGTCTTCATCACGGATTTGTTGGTTTTCGTTAATTAAACTGTTCAATCCTTTTAATACAACTGCACGTTGCGCTTTGCGACCAAATTGGCCTGCCCCCTTCTCAGTATTTGGAGCAGCTGAAACCCACTTGTCAACGAAGTAAGCAGATTGGCTAGCACCACCTTGACGGACGTTATGTGCTGTTGGGTCAATATAGTTTTTGTGGTATTGTAATACGTTGTTACCTGAACGGCGTAAGTTCCATAGCAACATACCACGTGGATACAATGCAGGATCTGGAGCGTCAAAGTCTAAGAAGTTGCTGCTCAACAAGTCAACAATATTGCTTGCTGTTGGGCCTAAACCATCTGTGTCCCAACGTGCGTCATGGAATAGAACACCATTTTCGCTTGTTTGGTCAGTATTGTCAACCAATACCCACATTTTAGAAATAAAGTTGTACTTAGAAATTAGTGGATAATTTTCTAAATCTGCTGTGCTAATCCACAAGTCACCGTGTGCTAATGGAGTACCATCGCTTTGTGTTGTTGGCTCAGTTGCGCTAACAATTGGACCATTTGGATCTGTAGCAGTACTTGTTACGTTGTTTGCATCAGTAATACCAGTGTGTTGATCATAATTTAAGTAACCAACCCATGTTGTACCATTGTGGATTAAAATATCCACTTCGTTAACAACGCTGCTATACCATAGTTGACCGTCTGCTGGCTCTGCTGTTGGGGCATCTGGACCAGCTGCAACTGCTGCACTGCCGTCACTAGCTTGTGAAGTCCAACCTGAAACTACATAACCACCAGTTGAGCTTGTGTATACATTAGCTTGACCACCGAAGATTGCACTTACGTTAACACCAGTTAAACCGTTTTGTACAAGACCAATTTCACCACCGGCAACATGTGTCAATACAAGGTATTCTTTACCATTAGCAACTGTTGTAGAAGCTACAACGTTTGTCATACCAGCAGCGTTAATTAAACCTGCAAGCGTATCTGCATCAGCACCTACACCAGTTGCAGTCATGCTAACTGTATGTGAGTTAACTAGGCTTGTTCCACCTGTTAAACTTTCTGTAAGTGTAAAGCTAATTGTACCAACAATTGATGCACCAAATGCTGCTGAAGTTGTTGCAACTGGGCCAGCCACTTTGCGTGTGAACACTTGGAAGTCAGCTAAGTTAGTTGCTGTGCTATCATACTTAACAAAGGTTGTGCCCATGTCAATGTTTAAACCACCGCCAATTGGGTCTAAACCAGTGTTAGCTGCTGCACCGTTTGCGTAAACTGGGGCAATTTCTTCAACCCACTTGCCAGTATTTTCGTTGTATGTCTTAACAGAGTAGCTAGCACCCATGTTAGGTGTAGTTGTCTTAACCCATACAGAACCTGTTGGACGTGGATCTGATCCGTTTGTTTTAAACTGTGGTGGTAATGTGTGTGATGCAATTGCAAGCTCTAGTGGCTTGAATGAACCAACTACTAAACCAGACGCTGCCAAATTGCTTGTACCACTTGAAACATCTGCCACAACGATTGTTACGCCAGTTGAATAAAGTTGAATGTTACCAGCAATGTTAATAGATGCTGAAATACCATCAGCAATCATTGTTGAGTTTGCGTTAATTGCAGCAACTAATGTTGTCTTTGTAGGTGTAATACTAACGTCAGTAATTGTAGTTCCGTTAATTTTAACACCACCACCAGTTGTCATACTTCCTGTGCCTGCTGCACCAACAGATGCTGGTTGGCTAGCAATCCAAGCTGTTGAACCAACTTGTACCCAAGCTACTGGAGTAGAGGTTGCTGGTTTCTTGTACCACAACTTGTATAAGTTTGAAACTGCTACTAATGCATAATCACCAACTGCGCCAACGCTAGCCTTTGGTGTATAATCACCACCTAGGAAGTTCACAACTTTAGCTGAATCAGTAATTACTGTTGGAACCACGTTAGTAAATGTTTGACCACCAGTTACGTTAGCTGGGGCTGAGTTCCATTCAAAAATACCAAAGTATGATGATAATGTGTCTAACCACTGTGCGCCATTTGCTGGTTTACCATGTGGTGCTGTTGCGCTAGCTTGTAGTTGAGTTAAGTCAACGTCTGCACGAGCAACGTATGCGCGGTTGCTAATGCCCAAGAAGCTGTATGCTGCTTGTAAGCCATATTCGTTAATTTCGCCAGCATGAACTGGGTTATTGCTTGCGTCAGTTTGGAAGTAAGGAATACCAAAAGTTGCTCCCAAGTCCATTTGACTTGTTAATAGGTATACCTTGCCTGCATTAGCTTTCAATGTACCTGGTGCTGTACCAGTACCTGCGCTGTTTGCTTTGTTCTCGCCCGAGGCAACGATAATTAGGGGTACTGTTCCTGGTGCAGATGGAGTATAAAAACTCTCATCAATAACGGTAACGCTTACACCTGGTGAACTTAATTGTGCCATTTTGTAATCTCCATGAATACATGTTCTCCATGTATTTATAGCAAATGGTCAATTTCGAGTGGTTATAACAGCACGTTAAAGGGATGAAAAAGGTGTAAATATCGTTATGAGACCACTTTGTAAGTGCGGTTTACGTCCCGCAGCTATTAATTATCACAAGAATGGTAGGGTATACTACAGGAAGCTCTGCGAAGCATGTTTAAAGGGCGGAGAACACGCCGGAGTACCTCGTTGGTATCTCAGTGGGTATCGCATGAAGAACTCTTGCGACAAGTGCGGATTTAAAAGTATCCATAAAGAAGTGTTTGCAGTATTCCATATCGATGGCGATTTGAATAACTGCAAACACTCAAACTTAAAAACGGTCTGTGCAAACTGCCAAAGAGTATTGCACAAAGAGGGTGTTAAGTGGAAGCAGGGTGGTTTGGTTCCGGATTTATAAGAGCTTGAACTTGCTTATATAAGTCCTCAATACTACTATCGTTTTCCATTACTGCATCGAACTCAGTTCCAACCCAAGCAGTTTCGCTAGCATGGATGCCAAGTTTTTCTAAATGATGCTTACTTAATGCCCAGTTCATATTCCCGTATTGGCCACGATTTACGCTTTCAGCAGCACTGTACCATTCAGGTTCTGGGCCACGTTTAACACGTATCACAATACCACCAGCATTACGGATTGATTTAATTTCGTTTGGGAAGCGACAGTCTGAGATTACAACACTGTCTTTAGAGTTGCGTAGCTTGTTTTCTAAGCTAGCGATCCAGATATCATCATGGAAGCCTTTGCGGCATACTTCTGTCCCCCATTGTTGGAGGATATATCGTGGGGTAATTGGTTTGCCTAAACGCTCACTCCACCATTCATCTGGAATTTCACGCCACTCACGGGCTGCTTTTGTTCTGCCTTCAAGTAGTAGTCTATCCCAACCAAATACTTGTGCTACTGCATCTTTTAAGCTATTTGCGAAGCTTTCACGTCTGTAACCGTGGAAATTTGTAAGGTAATCAGCAATAGTATCTTTGCCAGACCCAATGAAACCGCACACACCAATAATCATAAATCCTCCTGGATATCATGTTATTATGTAGCAATTCTGTAACACAGTCAAATAATTTTGTATCGTTAACCAGTAATAAAGTAGTAGCCAGTGCCACCAGAAACTAGAGTTTCTAGTTCTTTATCAAGCGCCGTGAGTTCTTCTTTAGCTTCAGCGATTAGTGCAGTACCATTTAAGGTAATAGATGACCCCGGGCCAGCAATACTTGCAAACTTGCTACGAGCTTGACCTAGCATCATTTTGCTTGTTGCCAATGCGTAATCGCGCAACCATTGCTTTGCATAGATGTCCTGTAGCAATACCCAATCAGGACGGAAATTGTATGCCTGAACTAGAATTTGCTCACCTTGGGCAAATGGTCTTTGTAAAATTAATAGGGTATGTGTAGTTGGTTTCCACTTAAATTCAATGAATGAACCAAACATTTTGCCCACTAATTTCTGGTATCCAGCAAACATTTCATATGTTGCTAAACCGCCCATCATACTACCAGACATCAAGTACGTGTTTGTGTACGCCAAGTTGAACGGCTCGAACAATGTTCCGCCTGCACCCATACCCGTTCTTGATCCAATAGCTCTACGAAATACTTGTCGAACTTCAATAACTTCGTCAGGTAATTTGTATTCGTTTTGATCTTGGATTAGTTCTAAAAACAAATAGCTTTCTTCCACAGCGTTTGGACTACGTTGTCTAAAGCGATTTAACGCTCTATCAAGTGCAATTTCCATGTGCTTTGGATCAAGGTCAACATCAACCATTCCGTCACCCAGCATTGTACGGATGTAATCAAATACTTTATTACGTTCGATAGTAGATGTAGATTCAGGGGTTGATGGCAGATTATCCATTTTTAGCTCTCCAAGTATATTTAGCTGGCGATAAATATCATTATGCCACGATTATCTCTTTACCGCCCAGAAAGGGGCAACGATTACAGATTTATAGATCGTCAGATTTCTGAAATGTTTCAGGCTGGCGGTACTGATGTGTATTTGCACAAATACATGGGTCCTAAAACAGACGCTGATCTGCAAAGAGACCCAGATTCTGTGACGGTTGATCAACCACAAATTGATACACAATCAGTCACTAACATTCAAGATTTGTTGTTTTTAGAGAATCGTGATAGAAAATACGATCAAGAAATTTACAGAATTCGTGGCTTGTATAATGTACAAAATATTGACTTCAATCTAAGTCAGTTCGGATTGTTTATTGACAACGATACATTGTACATGACTGTACACATTAATGATTTTATCAAATATATTGGTCGCAAACCAATAAGCGGTGATGTGCTTGAACTGCCACACTTGCGTGATGATTTTGCGTTGGGTGACTTTGATGTAAGCCTACCACGCTACTATGTTATTGAAGATGTGGGCCGTGCAAGTGAAGGTTTTAGTGTAACTTGGTTCCCACATTTGTATAGATTAAAGTTAAAGAAGATTACAGACAATCAACAATTTTCTGATATTTTCAGCAAGCCTGCACTTGATGCAAATGGTGACCCAGATACAAGTGGCAAAACATTAAAGGATCTGTTAAGCACATATAACACTGAGATTAGCATCAATGACCAAGTAATTGGACAAGCTGAAGCTGATGCGCCACTAAGTGGCAGTGATACACGACAATATTATACATTGGGTGTTGATCCAACTACTGGGCAACCAGTTATCCAAACTGCTGACCTAGACTCTGAATTTGCAAGTGATGGTGACTTGGTCAGTGAAAACGTCAATAGACCAGTGCGCGATGGATATACTGGATATTTGTTAGGCGACGGGATTCCATCAAATGGATATGATTTTGGTCACGGATCTCAATTCCCAGACGCACCATCAGACGGTGACTTCTACTTAAGAGTGGATTTCTTCCCCAACAGACTATTCCGCTTTAGTGGAAATTCGTGGGTAAAATATGAAGACGCTGTGCGTATGACAATGACTAACAATGACACTCGTCAAACACTCAAAACTGGATTCATCAATAACACAAACGAGAATACATTTGGTACTGATCTGGTTCCAGAACGTCAATCACTATCTAAGGCACTCAAACCTAGGGCGGATTTATAATGCAGCATTTTTATGATGGTCAGATAAGACGCTATATCACACAAACTATTCGTGTGTTTAGCAACTTTGTAGTAAAGTATGGTGACGGTAGTTTGCATCGCATACCCGTGATGTACGGTGATGCTGATAGACAAGCTGCAAGTATTATCCGCGGAAACAGTGAAAATAAAACCAACTCTGTACCTAGGATTGCAGTGTACGTAACTGGTTTAGATATCGACAAAGAACGATTAGCAGACTCTAGCTTCGTCAGTAAAGTTAATATTAGAGAACGTGATGTACTTGATGGTGCATATACACAATCACAAGGCCGTAATTACACAGTTGAGCGTTTAATGCCAACTCCATTTAAGTTAACTATGAAGGTTGACATTTGGTCTGCAAATACTGACCAAAAGTTACAGATACTTGAGCAGATTTTAGTATTGTTTAACCCAAGTTTGGAATTACAAACTAACAGCAACTTTATTGATTGGACAAGTTTGTCAGTATTAAACATGAGTGCAGTTGCTTGGTCTAGTAAAACAGTTCCAGTGGGCAACGACACACCAATCGATGTTGCAACATTAACATTGGATACTCCTATTTGGATTAGCCCACCAGTTAAGGTTAAACATTTGGGTGTTATTACACGCATTGTTACTAGCTTGTTTGGATCAAATACAATTGACGACAGTACATACATTGACGGATTTGGACCAGATTTAAGCGGCGGGTCAGTAACAATGGACAACGCATTATCAGGACAATTCACTACAATTGGTGGTTTCAATATTACAGTATATAATACTGCAAGCACATTTAAAGCAGAGCTTGACAAGTATAGTGGTGATGCGACTATGCCAGCTGACTGGGGCTCATTATTTGACCAATACCCAGGGCAATATATTGCAGGGTCGTCAAAGATCTATATTGAGCAAATTGATGGCTCTGAAATATCAGGTACCATTGCTACAGATCCAGTTGATTCAACAGTGTTGAATATTGTTCCAGATGCTGACCTTGTATGGTCAGATGAAGAGCCACTAACAGTTAATCCATACAATGGATATACTAGTGTACGTCTTGGTAGCCCAAGTACGTTTGATGCTATTATTGACCCGTCAAGAGTGTACCCAGGGAATGGCATGTCTAATGTCGTTGCTGGTGATAGATTCTTAATTATTGAAGACATTGGTAACCCGATTAATGGTGACGGTCCTGATGCTTGGAAATCTACTAGCGGTGTTGATTTTATTGCAAAATCTAATGATATAATCGAGTGGGATGGCAATCAATGGCACGTTATGTTTGATGCTACTCAAGAAGAAAGAATCATTACACAATCCAACATATATAATAACATTCGAGTGCAGTATACATGGAATAACGTTTCATGGACTAAGCGTTTTGATGGATTATATACAGCTGGACAATGGAGAATCGTACTATAACAGAAAAAATCGTCTGTAGTGGCGCTTTGTTTTATGCAAAGTCTACTAGGCGCTTTCTGTTGGTTCAAAAAGCTCACGGTAAACACGAGGGAACTTGGGGTTTAGTTGGTGGCACAAATATCCCTGGCGAGAACCCATGGCAGGGTTTAAAGAGGGAAGTTATTGAAGAAATAGGCGCAATGCCTAAAGTTATTAAAACTATCCCAATTGAAACTTTTGTTTCAAATGATACTGTGTTTAACTTCCATACATACTTGTGTGTAATTGAGGACGAGTTTGTTCCTATACTAAGTACAGAACATATCGGGTGGGCTTGGTCCACAATTGATAGGGCGCCTAAACCATTACACCAAGGATTGCGTAATAGTTTCTCAAGCAAAACTATTCGCACAAAACTGCAAACAGTGTTTGATTTAATAGATATTCTCTAACCAAGATCACTGAATTCAAAAAGCATATCACGTAAATACCCACTAGAACTCGGGATTAATAAGTGATTAAAGAACCGCTAATAATTGACGATATTGTTTCACAACAAATCGCAGACAAGATAGAAGAAGTATTACTATCGGAAGCAGACTGGCATTTTATTTCAGATGTGACATTTGGATCAGGTGCTGATTATCGGTCAACTCCTGCATTTGGTCACGTTTTTAAGAATACCGAATGGCCCGATCATTCAGATCCATTTTTGTCACTAGTTATGCCGGTGGTAGAAGCCGCCTGTAGTAGGATCAATTACCACATTCATTCAATACAAAAAGCAAGATCATTCTTGCAAGTCCCTTTACATGAGAGCTTCACAACAACAAAGTTGGATGCGCTACATGTTGATCAACAATTCCCTCACTTAGTAGTTCTATACTATGTCATGGATTCCGATGGTGACACTATTATTGTTGACCATAAGCGAGTTGGCGCACCGAACTATACACTTGAAGCTGCTGATTTCCCACAACTTGTAAGAGTAACTCCCAAGAAGGGCAGAGTAGTAATCTTTGACGGTGATTATTACCACACTGCTGAACAACCAAAGCATGGGCTTCGTTGCATTGTTAATTTTAATGTATTAGGTGGTATTAGAGCATGAACGATATCCTAGTATTTGACGATATTATTCCAGTACAGCATCAAGAATTCCTTGAATATTATTTTCTCCGTGGTGAGAATAAATGGTATTTTCAAAAGGATATAACATACACTGACCCAGAGAATCAAGGAGCAGAAGTTACACACTATGGGTTTTCTAACCTAATATACGACCGTGCAACTAAGCCTGACATGGGTGCTGATTTTTATAATATCCTCCCTGTTCTTTATCAAGCAGGCGCAAGAGTGGGGTTTGATGTTGGTGCTGTACTTAGAATGCGAGCATTCCTCCAATTACCTATTGCGTCAAATGATGGCCCAATTAACAATGCACACACTGACATGGCAATGAATCACTTAGTTGTGCTGTATTATTTGACCGACTCTGATGGTGATACATACATTTATAACGAGACTGAGAAATCAGAAACATACACCATTAAACAACAGGTAACGCCCAAGCGTGGTAGATGCGTAGTATTTGATGGGCGACTCTACCACAGTAGCAGTAGGCCAACAAATAATAGACGCTGTATTTTAAACATTAATTTTATACCCAAATGACCACGTTTTATCAACCATTTGCATCACACATTTACCACAACACTGAGTCGCGAGTATCAAATCATGACGAGTTGAAAAAATTTGTGTTAGACATGTATGCGGAATCACCAGTAAAAGAGGGAAACTTTTATCACACTGGGTTCACTACATACTTCTACGATGACTTTACGGGACATTTATACACACATGAATTGTTTAATGAACTCCGTGACATGATTATTAGGGAAGCTAATAAGTTTGTGACTAAACGATATGAACATTTGGAGCAGCATGGAAAGATTGTTTTTAAAAATATACGTCCATTGCGTTTTACTAACATGTGGTTTAATGTAAATCCCCCAGGTGGATATCAAGGTAGACACCACCATGCTATGAATTTGTTAGGCGGTACATACTATTTAGATGTACCAGATGAGTCTGGAAAGATTGGGTTTTATGATCCAAACCAGTTTGCATACTTTCATAATCAAGACCATAATGCTATGAACTTGTTAATACCAGATTTCGATGTACAAACGTCTACTGGCGATTTATTAATTTGGCCAGGGTGGATGGACCATGAAATTTCAGTAAACAAGACTGCTGATAAGAATAGGCTATCAATATCATTTGGGATTAATTGGGCATGATTAAAGTGTATGATGATTTATTACCCCCAGCTTTGGTTGATAGAATTGAAGCAACTCTTCTTAATGACCAATTTTATTGGTTTGCCCTGGATAACTTATCACTAGGTGGCCAGAAAGTAAAACGCGAATTTATTATGCCAGAGGGATACAAATATGTTGAGTCGCCTGGCATGACAAAGCCGTTCTGGCGTGATGGACTTTGGTACGACCCATATGACATGTTCATGATGAGTAATATGATTATTGATTATTTTTCTGAAGCTAGTGGTATCCCAGCAAATCGTCTAGTTCGCATTAAGGGAAATATGCTAACTCCCAACCCGAATCCAGAATATGATGAAACAGCAATGCATTACCCACACATTGACTTCTATAATAATCATCATGTCTTGGTATACTATGTAAATGACAGTGATGGAGATACCGTCATCTTTAATGAAAAGTGGAGTCCTGAACATGATGGTAGTCTTATACCATTAACTATTAAAGAGCGTATTGCGCCTAAGCGTGGGAGAATTGCATACTTTGATGGACTGCATTACCATACTAGCACGAATCCAATGCATCACGGTGAGCGTGTAATTTTAAATATTAATTTCGCATGATACAAGTTTTTGATAACATTATCCCACTAACAGCACAACAGCGGCTTATTGATTTAGTGAATGAAAGACACTTTAGATGGTACTACAGAAAGTCTGTATCATATCAGTCCCCATCGAATGTGCCAGCGTTTTTTACAAACATGGATACAAGTGGATATGCGTGTCCTGCATATATTAAAAATGCAATAGAAGTACAAGAGCTAATGCCATACGCACAGCAAATTTTTGATAATATGTACGACTTGACTGGAATTAAAGTTAATGATTTAATTCGTGTTACATTCAACTTATTATATCAACACCCATCCAAGGAGTTTACTAAGGATACGTGGAACTCAGCCCACACTGATCAACAACATGATCACAAGGTATTATTGTATTACGTGGACAACAGTGACGGTGACACATTTATTTTTAATGAAAGAGCTGGTGAGACTTTTGATAAATTTACTGTTAATCAACGCATAACACCCAAACGTGGGTCAGCTGTGTTATTCGATGGGACACAATATCATGCCTCAAGTAACCCGCTTAATTCATTTAAACGCTACACTATTAATTTTAACTTTGTATGAACGATATTATTGTACTAGATGATGTAATTCCTAAGCGTACACAGTATAGACTCGCTGACTATGTCTGTGATTCAGAGTTTGCGTGGAATGATTACAACCACATTTTAACTGCTGGTATGTACTTTAAGGATGTTACAGTAACTTCAGACATGAACATGTGTCCTAGTGATTCACTGATCAAGTTATGCTATTATAATGATTTTAGACGTAGTAAAATTTTTGATGAAACTATATATTGGTTAGGAATGGCTGTATTAGATGGATACTCGCAAAAAACTGGTGAAAAAGTCAACGGTGTTATGCGTATGAAAGTCAATAACCAAAGTGTATCCCCAATATATGGATATGATGGCAATTGCTGTAATGAGATCCATGTAGATAATTTTGAAATGCACAAAACTTTAGTGTATTATATAAACGATAGTGATGGTGATACAATATTGTTTGATAAACTCTGGGAACCAGGTATAAAAGAATATGCTGTAAAAACTGCTGAACGAGTTACACCAAAGCAGGGTAGGATTGTGTGTTTTAATGGTTTGAGGTTCCATGCACCTAGTAATCCTATACATAACCGCAGACGTTATGTGTTAAATATTAACTTCTATTGAGATAAACATGAAATCAGATATTAAAGACTTTATTGGTATTTTTGACGATGTTGTTAGCAAAGAGTTTTGCAACGATGTTATTGACTATTACAGATATGTACAGAATGCATCATTAACTTGCAGTAGGCAAGCAGCAGAGGGTGTTGAAAAGTTTAAAAAGCAGGATGACACTTACTTTTTCCAAGATGAAATGCAACAGGAATTCCAGTTGCATAATACAAATATTTTGCAAGAAGCAAATAGAGCATTTGCTGATTGTATAAATGCATATTTTAATCACTATGACATTCTATACTCAACAAATTATGGAGTGTATTCATATAGGTTGCAAAAGACACCAATTAATGGAGGATACCATGTTTGGCACCATGAGCGTGGGGATTTAGAAAATCAGCATAGAATGCTGGCCATGATCCTATACCTTAATGATGTTGATGACGGTGGTGAGACTGAGTTCCACTATTATCCACGTAGGGTGCAAGCAAAAGCCGGGCGAGTTCTAATATGCCCAGCTGATTTTACACATACACATCGTGGCAATCCGCCACTATCTAACGAAAAATATATTATTACAACTTGGGCATCTCACGTAAAATGATTAAAATTATTGACGATTTCTTACCAGAACCATTATTTGAAAGACTTTATCAGGATATAACGTCCTTTGACTTTCCATGGTTTTATTTAAAAGATACTACCTATAAGAGCAAGTACAGTGATGACGAAGCTCTGTGGGATGACGGATTTTCATGCTTAATATATTTGCAAAAAATTGATGAACAATTTGAGTTTAAAGCGCCTGCTTATGAAGCGTTTGTTCCACTAATGGCACATTGTGAGTTTGCTTTAGGATATAAAATGTCATCATTAGCCAGGGTTAAAGCAAATCTAAGCACTACATCTATTACTAATGCTCCATTTGAACCACACGTTGATCAACCAGATGTTGCTATGAACACTGCAATTTTGTATTTAAATGACTCCGATGGCCCAACATATATCTATGATAATAAATGCCCAGTTGGATCAACAACCAACCAGGCATTAGAGTATTATAGAAAGAATAAAGATGATTTTAAAGTACTCTGTGCGGTTCCGCCTAAACGCAATCGTATGGTATTATTTGATGGTGATTATTATCACTCTGGATCACGCCCAGTAACTAATAAAACCAGATTGAATATTAACTTCAACTGGTTTGCCAAAACTACTGAGTAATTATTTTAATACCTTTAAAGTGATCCGCATGTCCACGTAGTGCTTGGGCATCGCGGTTTACTTCAATTAGACTGTCAAAGTCCGGTGCTCCAAAAGTTCTTTCACATGCGTGGCAATCCCAACACTCGTTCTTACAATTCTTTAGAACAGCATTGAGTGACTTTCCTTTACCAGTAGTCCATACAGTCTCACTATCAATTTGTGCGACATTTTCAAAAGTAGACTCATACTTGACATTACAATAGCGCAACGGTTGGAAATTAGAAACAACTCCTGGATTATTTTCCATTATTTCTTCAAAATAATTTGCCATGCCATATTGAGCACCTGATTCAATGACACCATTTAGGTTTGCATTGTCAGCAGCCCACTTTTGTCCTTTGACGTGTGCAATATTTGACCAGACAAATTTCTGATCATAGCTATTGTTTGGCATTGACATCATGCGTCCAGAAAATTTAAAGTAGTCAACCTTATTTCTATATTCTTCAAACGTAGCTTTATTTGCCCAAACCATTTCGGTACCAATACGTGGGAGTTCGTTATACATCTGATGGCGCCAACGTTTACATGTCATGTTGCCATGATTTTCCCAGTAACTCCACCCAATTTCTTTATTCATCGTATCATGCTCAACTTTGAATGCACAGTTAGGCATACAGCCCTCTGTTACTAGCAATGATAGTTTTAAATTGGGAAACTTTTTACGAACTGGTTGCATTGCTTCAAGTGCATCCATATTACGGTTTAAACTTCGATCCAAGTTAATAACGTCATATCCAAGAGCATGGTAATCAACTACTTGCTGTGGAGTGGTAATGATATGATTTACAGTATTCTTCCAGCGCATTTCTGGGAAATTACGTTGTAATATAGTAGTAGCCATCATATGTACATGTGAAATAGTACACGAACGTACACCCATTTCATAGTACTTACCAATATGGTCTACAAAACCATTCATAATATCCATGTCTTCAACTAACTCCCTATTAGGATATGTTTCGTTAAAAGTTAATGATATTTCAATACCAAATTCTTTCTGGATCTTTAGTAGCGTTTGAATGTGTGCTTCATCCAGAGGCGCAGCCATCACATCACCGTAAATTCTTTCTACACCGTTGTATGTGTATCGATATGGGTCTGAGAAATAGATATCAAATATTTCTGCTCGGTATCTAGGATGTGAGTTTTTAATGCAGTGGTAGTAAAGCTCTGGGTCCTTAGTAAAACTAGGGTAACCGAATGAAAATAGTTTATTGTAATTGCTCATAAAGATGAAAAAAGGTAAGTGTATTACTTACCCTTTTTGTAAACTCACCAGTGGGGATTATGGTTTATATGGACCAGAAACTGGGTTATCCCATTTTCCACTCATGTAATCTGCTGCCAACTCGTCAGCCATTTCCTGTGGTGTTTTGATTCTATATGCAGGATCGTCTGGGTGTTCATCATGTAAATTAATCATTACTTCCACTCTGCTAGATAACTCATCATTAGCTGCTAACATTGCTTCATGGTTGTCTTTAGGGAATAAAATCTTAATTTTTTCAATCCTTGCTGCCCATTCAGCCAACGGGTCCGTGTCACCATTTTGTACTGCTTTAAAAATAGTATCAAGCTGTGAACCAACGTCACCATATGCAACTCTACGAGCAACTTCGTAACGAGTTTCTGGTTTATATGGTGGACTAAATTCACCAGTTTCCCAGTTGTATTCCCACATGAATTGAACTTCTGGTCCGCATTCGTGCCAAACACTGTCAACGTGGACGTCAAAACGTTCTTGTTCATTTTCCGCGATACCTTGAACACGGGTTTCCTTAATATGCACTAGTGCGTATCTTGCCATTTTTATTGCTCCTCATTCTTAATATGAATATGTTTTTTTAGATACTCATAATGGGTAGGTAATTTCTCAATTGTTGGTAATAAAACGTTGTCTCTATATTCGACCCAATTCTTTGTGCTTTCTTCAGCACTCCATTGATTACGCATACCATACCTATCATTATCATCTTGTAAGTATCTCTTATTTACCGGATTATAGTTCTGTCCGGCAGCGATATACATAACTCCACCCATATTAAAGTCATATGCGTGATTAGTTAAAATTCTAGTTGAAAGATCCATATATGCATTGCGTAAGCGTGGAACCCAATCATTCATTTCTGGTGAATAGCTTAGTTCCTGTGTTACATATTGCCAATATGGGGTGTCATGACGTTGTGACATTGTGTAGTGCAAAGAAATAAAGTCTTTAAAACCAACAATTTGGTCATGGAACGCAAAATTGTAAGTGTCAATGTCAAATTTAGTTACAAAGCCGTCGTGCTGTTGTAGTGTATCAATAATCTTCATGATACCCTCGTGTGTTAACATTAAACCAGTTGACTCTAGTGGCTCAATAAAGCCCATAGCCAATCCAATGCCTACAACATTTTTAATCCAGCCCTGCTTGTGTGTACCGTGCTTAATCTTGATATGCTTTAATTCAGCTTGTTCTGCACGTTCTTGAGCACCTTCTCCATGGTAGTCCATGCGGTTGCTTGCTAAGTACTTTCTAAATTGTGCTTCAGCTTCTTCCTCAGTTGCAAATTTGCTTGAGTAAACATACCCTGTACCAATACGATTAAACAATGGAATGTTCCATGCCCATCCTGCTTCCAATGCAGTACAGTTTGTAGCAGAAGTCATTTCATTTTCAGTATCAATGTACGGAATAATTGTTGCAATGGCTCTGTCGTTCATCAATGTGTCGTGGAATGAAATAAATTCTGATCCCATTTGACCTTCCAACAACAGTGAACGGAAACCAGTACAGTCAATATACAAGTCAGCAGTTAATGTACCGCTGTTTTCAGTAATAATACCTGAGATTGAACCGTCATCGGCCTTTGTTGCGCCTGTCATTGTATCAAGAATGTGGTTAACACCTTCTGGAATACAAACATGATTCTTTAAGTATTGACCAAATAATGCAGCATCCATGTGGTATGCAGTATCGTATTTGAAATTAAAACCACGAATTTCAAAATTTTCATTATTTGTCATTTTGTTATGATCAGCCATAACAACGTGTGGGTGATAAAATTCAGCAAACGAGCGTGGTGGCCATGCATCTTTGTCGCCAGCATTTAACAAGAACCATTCCATTGGACCATTTGGTTTATGTGTAATATCGCATATACCGAATGGATAATGGAATACATCTGGCTTTTCACCAGGTGCTTCTCTAAAATCAGTAAACTTAATTGATGTTTTATATGTTGCGTTGCAGTGTGGCATCCACTCTTCGTCTTTAAGACCAACTGCGTTCATATAGCTGTTGATGTGACCAATTGTACTTTCACCGACACCAATAGTTGGAATGCCCGGTGCTTCCATCAGTGTAATTTTAAGAGATGGTATTTGACGAACTAATGCGGCTGCTGTCATCCAACCTGAACTCCCACCACCGACAATTAAAACACTTTTGATTTGCATATTGTTACCCTAATAAGTTATCGACTACTTATTATCTGTAGGAATATACTACAACAATTCCGGATGCGCCATAACCACCGCGAGAATGGTTTGAGTGGCAGCTCGAACCGCCTGCACCAGGTGCTTGGTAATGATCTTCACCAGTGTAACCGTATGAATTATTACTCCATCCAGGGAACTTTGATCCACCGTAGAAACTCATACCACCTTTCCCGCCGCGGTTATCATGTCCTGAACCACCACCGCCAAATACGTTAATATCACCGCCGTGTCCTTGACCACCATGGCCGCCTGAGTGACCCCAGTTACGATTTGCGCCATAGCCACCACTTGCTGAAATCCATGGGCCAAATGAACTTGTTCCACCGTCACCGCAATTTGAGTAATAACCACCGCCCCATCCGCGACCACCAACAGTAACTGACACTGTGCTATATCCACTTACGTCGATGTATTTTTCAGCCATACCACCAGCTGCTCCAGATTCACCGTGGGCACATGAGCCGCCGCCACCACCGACTACAACTGCTCGCACATATCTACATCCACTTGGTTTTGTCCAAGTATAACCACCAGACACAGAAAGATTGTGACTATTACTCGGTGGAAATGTATCAATTTGAATTAATTCCCCCTGTGAGTCAGTGTCCTGCATGAAACGGTTTGCTTGAACCGAACCATCAGGGAATGTAATTTGTGTATTTCCGATTTTTGTTGCCATTTTATACCTTAAATCTTATCTGTAAGAATATACAACTACAATTCCAGAAGCACCGTATCCACCTCGAGAGTGGTTTGAGTGACAACTTGAACCACCTGCACCAGGTGCTTGGTAATGGTCTTCACCAGTGTAGCCATATGAGTTATTGTGCCATCCAGGGAATTTAGAGCCGCCATAGAAGCTCATACCGCCCTTACCACCGCGGTTGTCGTGTCCTGAACCACCACCACCGAATACATTAATATCGCCACCATGGCCTTGGCCACCATGTCCGCCTGAATGCCCCCAGTTGCGATTTGCACCGTAACCACCACTTGCTGAAATCCATGGACCAAAGCTACTAGTACCACCATCGCCACAGTTAGAATAGTAACCGCCACCTGCACCACGTCCACCGACAGTAACTGACACTGTGCTATAACCGGATACATCTATATATTTTTCAGCCATACCGCCAGCGGCACCGGATTCCCCGTGAGCGCAAGAACCACCACCACCACCGACTACAACTGCTCTCACGTATCGACAGCCAGATGGTTTTGTCCAAGTATAGCCACCAGAAACTGACAAATTATGACTGTTACCAGGTGGGAATGTATCAATTTGAATCAATTCACCTTGTGAATCAGCATCCTGCATAAATCGGTTAGACTGAACTGATCCATCAGGGAATGTAATTTGTGTATTTCCGATTTTTGTTGCCATAATAATCTGTTATGAATAGTTATAAACAATACAAATGCCACTTGTGCCATAACCACCACGGCTATGTTGTGACCACTCGCCATTACCACCAGTACCTGGAGGATTGTGGTTCAAACCTTCGTTCCAGTGTCTATAGTAGTAACCACCATGGTGTCCAGCAACTTGAGAGCCGCCAAAAAATGATTCACCACCACGGTCTTGGCCTTGGTCACCATGTGAACGGCCACCGCCACCCCACACGTTTACGTTACCGCCACCACCGTGGCCACCACGGCCACCAGTGTGGCCCCAGTCTGTATTTGCACCACGACCACCAGTTGCGTGATTATATGGACCAAACGCGGTTTGACCGCCATCACCACAACCTTGGTGATATGTTCTACCGTCACCACCGCCACCGATTGTCACACTTACTGTTGACAAGCCAGTAGCATCTAATAATAATTCTGAATAACCACCTGCACCGCCGGATTCATTGTGGCCGCAACCACCACCGCCACCACCAACACAAACAACTACAATCTTTCGGCAATCAGACGGCTTTGTCCAAGTACCACTGCTTGTGAATGTATCAACTCTGATTAATCTACCTTTGTCCAATGAATAGTTAAATGTGGTAGATTGTACTGTACCGTCATTATATTGAATACCAGATGATGTTAATTTAACTGTCATATTTCTCTCTTACGTAAAATTCCATACCATTACTGCGCCGTCTTTACCATGTTCACCACGTCCATGTGATGTCCATGTTCCAACGCCGCCCGCGCCTGGAGCGCAATGGTTTTCTGTGTTGTTACCGTGTGCATGATGGTGAGCACCAATTGACCCACCGCCCCAATATGAACCTGCGCCGTTGTGTCCGGCTTCATTTTCATGTCCAGAACCACCGCCACCACGTAAGTTCACGTTACCACCGTGTCCAATACCACCGTGGCCACCTGTATGGCCCCAGTTACGATTTGCACCATATCCGCCAGAAGCAGCTACATATGGACCAAAACTAGATGTGTATCCATCTTCACGGTTTGAGTAATACCCCGCACCGTAGCCACCGCGACCAACAGTAACAGTTGTAGAACTAATACCTGTAACATCAAGCCAAAGTTCTGAATAACCACCAGACCCGCCGCCCTCACAGTGTCCACTAGCACCGCCACCACCACCAACACAAATAATACGTACCATACGGCCACCTGAAGGTCTACTCCAAGTATATGAACCGTTGGTAGTCCAAGAGTCAACTCTTAGTAACTTACCGCGGTCATCGTTGGCGTCATACCTAGCAGTTTGTGAAGTGCTATCTGGGTATACAATACCCGTTGACGTTAGCTTTACTGACATGTATTACTCTCCAATTCTTGCTTTAAGGCTGGCAACTTCTGCACTAAGTTCTTTAATGCCTTGAATCAATAATGGAACAATTTTTTCATAGTTTACAGCCAGATAACCATTATCACGTTTGATAACAGCTTCTGGAAGTACTTCTTCGATCTCTTGAGCAATAACACCAATATCGTTTACTTTACGATCTGGATATAGATCAAGAGCTAATTGATTCCAATCGAAATTATAGCCGCCAATTTTATCGATCTTATTTAGTGCATTGCCAATTGGGGTAATCTTAGTTTTGAGGTTTCTATCTGATGAATACCAAGCAGTAATATCGTTACCGCAGTTAATAACGCTAGAAACGTATAACGCACCACCAATACCAACACCTCCACCAACAACTAACGCACCGCTAGAATAGCTTGATGAACCAGTCGTACTCTGTACAGCCATTGTGCCAGAAAACTGACCATAACCACCAGAAACAACGTTACCACCAGCATACACGTTACCAGCAATACCAGCACCGCCTGAAACTCTTAGCGCACCAGTTGATGTGCTTGAAGAACCAGTACTTGATGTTGTAACTAAGTCACCGTTTGCGTTCACTGATGTGAAGTTTGCAGAACCACGTGTAGTACCACCAATATTAATGTTATCCATTGTACCAGTAGTACCAGAAGTCAATGTAATTGTACCAGAACCAGTTGGTGTAATACTAACGTTGGCGTTACTTGGGTTAACTGTTAATGCACCAGTGTTAGTGATACCAACAACACTTAATGAACTAGATAATGTTAATGTTGATCCAATCTGTGGACCACCTTCGTTGTTTGTTACAACGAAGTCAGTACCATCAGAAGTTAATGTATACGCTGCTTGGTTAGGAATAACTTGTGATGCTGCCGCAGTAAAACCAGGACCCTTAATGTTACCACTAGGGGTTGTTAAAGTTACTGCTGCACCAGTGTTATTCCAGTAAGTTTGTGACTGACCTGAATATAATACAGGACTAGCCAGTGTAACAGTATATGGGCCAGAACCAGTAAAGGTTGTCAACTGACCTTGTGTCAATGACGACAAGGTTGTAGTAGTCGTGGTAGTACCAACTGGCGCTACTGTATTATATCGTGCCATGTTCCAAATCCCCTATTATGATGTTGATGTTTCGATTCCGTAAACTGTTACGTTTACTGCTGAACCAGCACTTGCGTATGCTACAACCAACTTGCCTGCGTCAAGAACCAAACCAGTTCTTTCAAATACACCCTTACCCAAAATAACAGTGTCGTACTCAATCCACTCGGCTGTGCCTGGTGATGACGTTGCTGCCATTGCTAGTCTAATAGTCACTGACGACGCACTCGTGTTAGTGAATGATACGTTAAAAACTGAGTAGTACCCAGTTGGAATCGTATATACAGTAGTATTGGTAGCTGCCGCTAACTGCTGTGGAACCGCTAATCTTCCTGTTGCCATTTAATTTTCTCCAATTATCTTTGCATAAAGAACCCAAGGGCAACGGGCGCACCGTCAATACCACCTGTAAAGTTCATTTTACTTGTTACGTTTAGTCCTACACCTGTTGTAGTACTGATGCTGTTACCAGCTACATACACAACGCCCGAGGTCAATGTATTTACGTTCAAACTACTTTGACCGCCACCGATCTGTGATGTAATGTATGCTCTAATTGCTCTTTGTGTAGGAACAATACTATCGCTGTTAGCTGTGAAGTATGGATCTGTACTGAATTGCGTAATAATCGCGCTTCCGATACCCAATTCCACGCTACCCAATTGCAAGCTATTTAAACCAGCCAAGTTAAACGCTGAAGCGTTCAATGTAGCTGTACCAGTTGCCTGTTGTACCCCGAACAAGTTACCAACGTTGAAGTTACCGTCTTGGTCAGTACTTGTAAAGAACACACGACCACCTGCTGAATACAACTCTTGGTGAGCTTGGTTCGCTGCTTGTAGCGGTGTTCCTGGGAAGTTAGTTGTGGTATAACCACCTGTACCAATGTACAAGAAGTCATGTCCAGTTAAACGAACTTGTGAATATTTAATACGTGTTGTAATCAAATCACCATGTTTTGGTGCTTGTAATACAGTTAAACCTGGGTTGATTTGGAAAGTAGCTGTGTACTTGCCATAACCATCTGGAAGAACTGCCGTTACAGTAACTAACTTGAAGTACAATCCTGGTAAGCTAGCAAATTCAACGTTTGCACCAGCTTGAGGTGCTTGGAATAGTCCAGACACGTTAATGAATGTGCTTGCTTGGTATAGATCGCTATAACCGTCACCAGCTGTATCAGAAGTTGCAGTAGTATTATTTGCACCGCGGTTACTGAAGCTTGGGTTACCCAAAGCACCATCACCTAAACGCATTCTTAAAGCAACTGCCTTAACGTGGTTAGTATCTGTTACAGTCCAAATTGGACCTGCACGATATGTCATACCACTTGGTGAAGTTGTAGACAATGTAACTGCTGTTGAGCTTCCTGCTGTTGCAGATACTTTGAACTGTGTAGAAGTAATAGTAGAACCAATTACGTAGTAAGTTGTTCCAGCTGTTAAACCGCCTGAATCAGTACCAAAGAACTCAATTGGTTGACTATCAACTAAGTTAATAGTGTTATCAACAGTAATCAAGTTTGTTGAAGTTGTTGTTGCAGATACTGCACCCTTTGGATATCCAGATCCTGGATCAACCATACGAACTTCTGTTACAACACCACCAGCTACTTTTACACGACCCAATGCTGTTGCACCAGTTCTTAATGTTGCTGCTGTTGTACCACTTGTGCTAGAAATAGCAACCCAAGTTGGGTTATTCGATGGATTACCGAAGTGTACATCGTTCCAGTTACTGCTACTTGGCAATGCTTGTAGAGTCCAGTTGATACCAAATGGGCTTGTTGCTACTACAGTACCACCACTTGCTACTGCAACGAATAAACCTTCACCGTAGCGTACACGAGTCCATGTAGTACTTGTTGGTAATCCAATTGGTGCTGCTGTCCAAGTTACACCCTTGTCTAAGCTGTATGCTACTGAACGACCACCACTTGCAATTGCTACAAAACGACCGTTACCATATGCAACGTTTGTCCATGTTGTTGAGCTTGGTAAGTTACCACCCTGTGTCCATGAAGTACCGTTTGTTGAATATGCAGTTGACAAGTCGTTTGTACTAATTGCGACAAATGTACCGTTACCGTATGTTACAGAGTTCCATGTGCCAGTAGTTGTTGGAATAGTTCTGCTAATCCATGTTGTACCAGTTGTGCTTGAAACTGCACTTGCTGTACCACCAACTGCCACGAACATACCACCACCATAAACAATCGATGTCAAATCTGTCTTGCCAGTTGACCCACCAGCTGTCCATGTTGTACCAGCAGCAATTGCTGTTGATGTTGTGTATGCACTTGTTGTTGAACCGTTTGCAATTGCAACAACCTTGGCAACGCTATCACTAATAACAACGGTTGGTGTCGATGTATAACCAGCACCTGAGTATCCTAGGTAGTTAGTGTTATCTTCTCTAATTGTGTTTGAGTCAACTAGTAAGATTTGTGAAACGCCACTATTTGTTAGAATAGCCTGTGCAGTTGCAGTTACGCTTGGTGAGCCACCGCCTGTAATTGTAATTGTTGGGGCACTTGTGAAGTTCTTACCCCATGTATTAACAACAATCTTAGTTACACGGTCAGTAGCTGCTGCAACTGTTGGCGCAGTAGTGTACCCAGAACCTGGAATTGTCACTGTTACAGAAACAATCTTACCGTTCAATACTACCGCAGTAGCTTTAGCACCACTACCACCATTTGTTGGAGTAAACAAGATTGTTGGAGGTGTTGTATAACCTTGACCACCGTCAACAATTGTCACACTAGCAACTTGGTCAGCTGTTGCTGCACCAGTTGTATTTGGTACACCCAATACTGCTGTTAGGATAGCACCACGGCCACCTAGACCACCAACAATAGCTGTAGCAGTTGCTTGTTCGCCACCACCGTATGTTAAGCCAGTCCATGATGCACTGCTTGGTAATGCACCAGCTGTTGCCCATGTTGCACCGTCTCTTGAATAACCAGTTGTTGTACCAGTTGTTGGGATAGCAACGAACATTCCGTCACCATACTCAACCTTGTTCCAAGTTGTTGATGCGTTTAATGTACGTGCAGTAGCAGTAAAGCCAGGTGCAGTATAACTTACTCTTGGTTCAATTGTGTAACCAGTAGTTAAGTCAAGTGCATTCTTGATAGTAGTTCCTGGGATAATATGATCCCAACCTGCTGCTAATAATGTAATTGATACTGAGCCAGTTGTTGTAATTGTTACTGCTGTACCAGCTGCACCAGTTGTACTTACTGAGAACTGTGTGCTAGTAAAGCCAGTTGTTCTTACATAGTACAATGTGTTAGCTGTTAAACCGTTTG